ATTTCTCAGCTCTCTCTTCTGCTTCCGTATCTATTAAACCTTTTCTAATCCTTTCTAACGCAGCTTGTTTGTCTTTCTCAGCTTGTATCTCAGCATCGTCTTCTTTTTGTTTCTGTGCCTTTCTCTTCTCTGCTTGTGATTCTTTCTCTTTCTGTTCTTGAAGTATATATCCGTCCCTTGTGTTTTTTAGTTTTCTTAATTGATCCTCTGTCTCTTTTATCGTAGCATCAGCTTCTGTTGCAACCTCCTCTGGGTCAAATATCATTTCAGCAGCTCCCATAACAAAGTCCTCTGCTAGACTCGTACCCTCTTCTATTGCTCCAATTTGAGCTAATGTCTGAGTAATAGCATCAACCATTCCTAAGATTATAGTAACAGGTGCAGTTAGAAAAGTTATAATACCAGCAGCTATATTTCTGTTTCTTTCAGCAGCAGCTAATTGGCTTTTTTTCATTGACTCTTGCTGAGCTAACTGTGCCTCTGTTGCAGCAATTACTTCATTAGTCTGTTGTATTTTAAGGTCTCTTATTTCTTTCTCTGTCTTGCCTTGTGCTTTAAGAGTGTTATCCATTGAGTTAACAATATCTAACTGTTGCTGAGTAACATCTCTTAGTTTTTCTGCTTCTGCTAAACCTTCTCTTTGTGCCCTAGTAGTTCCGTCAACCAGTCCCTTTATATCGTCCCAGTACGCTACAATCAATCCTAAAGCCACAACTAAAGCACCGATACCCGTAGATATCAAAGCTCCTTTAACCCCCTTTAAAGTCTTTATAAACCCCCTAGCTCCAGTTATAACCCCTTTAACTGATTTAGATAAATCCCTCACTTTACCAGCATAGCCTCCAGTAGCTTGGTCTAATACATTAAAACCTTCTCTGTTCTTTTGACCTACTTTTGATACGTCCTCCAGTTTGTTCTCTAGGTTATTTAAAGCCTTAACCGCCTTGTCAGTTTTAGCAATTACTTCAACCTCTACTTTTTCTGCCATAGCTCATTCTTTAGTTGTTTATATCCTTCTTTCATTGTTTCTGGTATTTTATATTTTCCTTTCGCTACGTCTATGTATTCTCCTTTGAAATCATATTGTAAGCCTTCTAGTATGTCTTTTATCATAATGTTGTTTCAAATAAATCTGTGTCAAATGATAAACTAAACCCAACGCCTATATTATACAATGCTCTAACAGATATTTTGTAAGTTGTATCAGTATCAAGGTTATTAACTAATTGAGTAGTGCCAGGATATACCTCATCGTAAAATTCGTCATCTAAATAAATCTCGTAATTATAAACATTATTAGCTTGTATAGCGTCCCATTGAACAGAAATACTACTACTTGTTTTATTTGTTGTTTCTAAGTTTTGAACTCTCTCTAACTCTTGTCTTTGACCATTCAAACTTTGCGAAGTATTAACTTGTAAGTTATACAATTCTAAGTCACTTTTATTGGTTAGTAAGTTTGTCTTTATAGAGTTTATCCTGTATTCAGTTGTGCCTATAATAAATATATCGTTTAACCTGTAATTTAAAATAACATTTAAAGGCAAGTAAGCAGATACATTTGTTTTTCTAGAATTTCTAGCAAATAGATTAGCTACATAATTTCTGTAATACTTAGTAAATAAGTCATTTGAAGATGTTTGTCCTAAAGAGCCAGTTAATTGCGTGTATTCGTCTGCTTCAACTCCAAAATTTATTGATGCATTTATATAACCACTGTTAATATTAACTATTGAATTTGACGGTCTGTAATATCTTCTTAAATTGCTAAATGTACCGTCTAAATTATCAAACTTTATAACATCACTTGTTTCAGTCCATATTGGATAAAATAATAAAGGGTCGCCTATTGTTGGCTCAAACTTCTTATCTAACATTGCACCCTGTTGAATATCTGTTAAAGTGTTTGGTGAACTTTCGTCATTTAATCTCTCGTACATCATTTTATCAAAAGCAGCTTCTATTTTGTAGTCTCCACCGTCCCATTCGTCATTGCCATAACTTTCTTCTGCAAACTTATTACCTTGCAATTCGTCTGAATATTGTACTAAATACGATTTTTTGGTTTTAAACTTAAATATCATATTTCTAAATTGTAGTAACTTAGATACAGTTTTTTTGCTAGTATCTACATATTGCGTAATATCGTAAACATTACCAGCGTTGTAATAATCGTCTAAAGGTAATACCGTTATAACTCCGTCCTCTTTATATGCAGTTAAATTAAACATAGTAAATATGTTTTTTAGAAAATCAAATATTTTCATTTTAGGCATTTGGCTTTGCACTGTAATAAAATTTTGACTTGTAAGTGCTGGTAAAGAATAAAACCCAACCCCCATAGTTACATAAGTACTCGGTCCTCCGTTGCCGTCAAATATTTTTCTTACTTCTAAGTCCTGTGATATCCCTAAAGTATTGTCAGTGGTAATAACTATTTTAGTTGCAAAAATACCCTCTCCTATATCTTGCGTATTAGCGAAATAAGCATCAACAGTTTGTGTACCAACTCCTTGTGTTTCAAAAAGAACTTCATTGTTAAAAGTCATATAGGTAACTGTATAATTCCTACCAGGCGGTGCATTAACAGTTAAATAAAATTCAAATCGGCTATAACCATACGCAAAAGTACCTACTTCAGGGAAGAAACCTTCTCGTATGCTAGGAGGTCTAAGCTCGTCCCCACTATCAAAATTGTAATTTGTACTAATAAGGCTACTAGTACTGAAAAAAGTACCTACAATAGTCTGCACATCTCCGCCCTCTTCTGCATTACTCATAAACCCCTCTTCTCTGTGAAGCCATAAGTATAACTTTTTAAAATTATAACTGTTAAAAAAAGTGTTGCTAAATTTAATCTGTGGGTAATTACTTTCTATTGCATCAATTATAACCTTAGCTTTTATTGCTGGTTTTATATCTGCATAGTTTAAATCTGTATTTGTTATAGCGTCTTTATATCCAGCGTTACCGTTATATCCGTATCTCATATTCTTACTATGAGTAATCAAAGGGAACAATAAGTCTGGTTGTGGGTATGGTGGAGATGAAGGTGATGTTGTACCAAGACGCCCTTTTACAAAATTGCTAGTATATTCAAAATCTAAATTTGAAGGGAACTCTAAAGAGCTTAATTCATTTTCTGCTAGTATTTTCTTGAACTCGACTGTTTCGCCTGTAAAGACTAATTTGTAAGAATAAGCTACATTGTTTTTTAAATCAACAGAAGTCAGCCTAAAACTACCTTTTTTGTAATTAGTTCCGTTTAACTGAATAAGTGCATCGCCTAGAAATCTAGCATCGTAACTGTTTATTACTTCGCTATTGTAATAATGCTTAAAAAACTTATTATTATGCTTAGATGCTGGTACGCTAAACTGTTGGCTAAACGGTGCAAATATCTTAGCTGGGTCTTTTACATTTTGGATAGTATCTGTAATTGATACGCTTTCGTCTTTAAATAATTCTAGCTTTGTGAAGTCATTATATATTTGGTATCTTTTACCACTTCCAGAAAATATACCTCCTGTAATATCTAGTGTGTTAACATTTCCGCCTGGTGCTATTGCAGTAACAGTCCCCTCAACTCCACTGTCAAGGTCTTTAATTGTTTGACCTACTTTAAATAGTCCATTTGTAAAATCTGTTGAAGTATCTACAAGTCTTGTTACAGTAGGAAAATAACCCTCGCTCGAGTGTCTGAAAGTATCTCTTATATATAAGTCTATTATCTGCATTTATCTAATGTTGTTTATAGTATCAAAAGCAAAGTCTATTTTTATAGTGTAATTAATTAGCTTGTCGTTTAAACTCGTCTTATAACTAAAGCTACTGTCTGTTACATTAACAGGCAAAACAACGTTATCAATTTCTATCCAACAGTCTTCGCTTAATTGCATCTCTTTAAATACTTCGTTGTACTCTTCTGGATAAAACCCTGTATTTAAGTCCATTTTTTCGTTACCCATTTTATATAGGTTTTTCTTTTGGTGCTTATCCGTTCCGTAACTATTTGCTGATAGTGTATTTCTTTTGAAGTCTTCTGTTTTAGTAGATAGTTGTTTATTGCTACGCTTAAAAAACCAAAGATTTTGCAACGCTCCGAACTTGTTTATAAAACTTAATTTATAAGGGTCATATTTACACTCTGTTATATTCTCCACTTTAACAACTGAAACGCTACCGTCTGATAATTCAATATAAATTGTATCAACGGGGAACGTTACGTTGCTATCTAAAAATTGATATAAACATATACTGTCCTCAAAAGTTCCGCTATCCCTATAAACTCTGTCTGCAAATTCGTCTGTTCCATTTACAGTGTTTGAAACATATTGTATTTGTTTATTTGACAAAATGCTACCTACAATGTTTTTTTCGTAAACCTCTTGGTTTTCTGAATAGTATTGTAAGCTTAAAACCTTGTTACTGTCAATAGGTAAAATGACTGGTGCATCGTCTAGTTTAACCACTGTTAAATTTGACTGCAATAGTCCACTATCATTTTGAGGATTAACACCCTCTTGAAAATATCCGTAACCATAAAAACCTTTATTTAAGCTGATAGCATCTGTGTAAGTGTTTCCAGAAATAACTTTTGTCAATTCATAATCAACCCATACAATATCTGTTTGGTAATCGTCAGAATTATAAGTCATATAATCTTTAACAAGTTCTGCTATTTCAAAATTTATAGTACTGTTTACTGCTCTTGCTGATAGTAAATAAGTTGGAGTTGTAGGTCTTGATCCTTGCACCCCTGTATATATCCAAAGTTTTAAAGTAGCATCTGTTAATTTGCTTTGATTAAAATATACATAGTATGGACTTCTTACGTTAATTTTTGCCATTTTATTTCTGTGTTTGTTTTATTGTAAAGTCAGTGAAATCTCTAACATCTACTCTGTAAGACTTCTCTAACCTCTTGCTTATGTTTTTTAAGTATTTATGATACGGCTCTGTGTAAAATAGACTTGGTTTAATACCGTCTCTGTAAATAGATCTAGCTATTAAAAATTGTAAAGTCTTTCTAGGCATAAACCTACCTTTATCATCTCTAGGTGCTATGCCCTTTCTTACAGTCCACTTGTCTAATGCACTAGGTGGTGGCATCTTATCTGTATATGAGTATGGAGTATCGTATTTAGTTTTCTTTCCACTGACTCCCTTATCTACAAATGTAGCATAGTCCTCCATTAAAATCTGAAACATCAAAGAGCTGCCACTTTCAGTTACTGGCGTACCCTTAATACTGTCCTCTAAAGCTCCTCCGCCCTTTTTTGCAGCGATTAAATTCTCTTTAGACTCCTTGACTATAAGGTCTCTTACTTCTGCTAACGCTTCCTTTAAATTCTTGTATGTCATTTTAACAAGCGTCTATGTTATTCATAACTACCAAACTAAACGTTGCTACCCACCCAGCGACTTGGTTTTCAAACCTATCTCTAAAAGGCTCTAAGTTTACGCTACTTTCTAAGTGGTAACCGTCAAAATGTAGATTGCCTTTTCTTAACTGTTGCAGAAATTTATTTAATACTGCTAACTGTGTGTTTAAAACATCTTGCTCATTGTCGTTACCTCTGAATATATCAACCGTTTCAGCCTTACTCACGTCCACTATATCCATAGCCATAACGCTAACGTTAAACGTCATTACTTGTCCGTTCTCAGCAACGCTATTAACCATTATATGCGACAGTGGGAATGTGTCTTGCTTGTTAAGATTAACTTGTGTTATATCGCCCTCTGTAACTGTATTGATGTTTACATCTGAAAGTAAGTTATTTTTTAACTTCTCCAATACATCGTAATACGCATACGCTCCTCTATGTTCTATTGCACTCATTTGTTAAATTTATTTTTTATTCTGCTACTCTCTAGCTCGTTTTTCTCTTTCTTATAACTAAGTGCGTGTAAGCACGTATGAACGTTTAATCTCGTGACCTCGTCTATTTTAAGGACATCGAACTCAGCAAGTGCCTGAATTGAGTTATACCAGCCGTATCGCTCATTGAAATTTGATGTTGCATCAAGTCCTCCTCCGTCTCCGTCCCCAAAAAGTTTATCATAGCCGTCGATAATTCCTTGCCTAAATTGTAAAAAAAAACTAAGCTACTAATAACTGCGTCCATTGGTGTATGCCTCATAGCATCGTGATACAAGTCTCCTTTGTATTCGTCTATTAAATATTTCTCTCCATTCTTCTGCTTTATGGGTCTATATAAAACACTCATAACTCTGTACATATTGTCCCAGTCTCCTATGTTTGTATCTATGTCTATGTATTCTCCAAAGCTCATATCGTCCAGCTTAGGTATAAAGCCAAACTCAGTGTCTCCCAGCTTGAAAGACTTAACCAAACTAGGCTGCTCACTTAGTGTGTTATTTATTACATTAACTATCTTAGATACATCGCTCATTTTAAACTCTAGCGACTCATTGTAAGGCACTCCGCAAAATATCTCTAGAACTTTCTGCTGAACAAAAACATCGCTATTCTCGTCCTCTTCGTTTATCCCTAGTATCTTTAAATACTTCACATAGTCAGACAATGCTATCTCACTAAGTTTGTTTGGTACATTTAGTTTAATGTTCATATTAATATAACGTATTATTTATTGATTTTATGAAATTGTGTACTTGCCAAAGTTTGGCTTACTTATGATGCTATAAGTTCCATATCTAACCGCATCAATAACGTGATTATTTCGATCCTCTGGCTTATTAGTTAAGTTTCCAGATTTGTCCTCTAGCCACTTGTAGTTTCTAAACTCTTGTATCGCATTTGAGCTATCCTTTGTGATATTTATTTTATATCTCTTCAATAAGTCGATCCCAGCATTTACACTGTCCCTCCCTTTTATACTAGCTCTAACATTCCAACCCATACGCTTAAGCTCATCATTTAATCTAGGCTCTGCTGAGTCCCCCCATATTAGTTCTCTTGCTATTCCTATGTCTTTAAACTTCTTGTGTATATCGTGTCCTGTCATCATTGACTGGTATAAATACTCTTTAATATACAAATCATAGTCTTTAATCCAGATGCCCACTAAAGCAGTAGGGTCATTAGTATATCCATAATCTAAGCCAAAAGAAATAAACTTAGCATCGTCTGGAACTTTCTCCACTACATTGTGAGTAAATATAACAGACTTGCTAACTCCTTTTAATCCTAGTCCGTAAACTTGCCAATACTGTTCGTCAGTTTCTCTTAATCTTTCAATCTCAGCAACTATGCTACTATCTAAAAAAGGGTTGTCTAGATATGTCGTTCTGTAAAACTCAACGTCATCTCGATTCAGTACTCTGTCATATATCCAGTGGTACTCGTCAGAGGGGTTGTAGTCAATTATAATTTTATCGGTAGTTCTAAATATTAACTGTTGCCAGTCTTCAAACTCCAATTCATTAGCCTCGTTTATGAATAGCAAATCTCTTTTACGTCCTCTGATTTTTTGAGGTTGATCTACGCTAATAAACTCGATTAAGTTTCCATTTAAGTAGTATTCACTATTGGACTTGTTGTGATACTCTTCTCTGTATATATCGTACTCTTTTAAGATACTGATAAAATCTCTCATTACAGAAGCTCTAACGCTAGGAAAGGTTTTTCTAGTGATAGTAATAGTCTTCTTTGTATGCTTCAAGCAATACTGAAAAATTATGTATAGAATTATATTATAAGTCTTACCAGACCTAGTCCCACCTTGTTCGACTACAATTTTGCTTTCGCTATTGAGTAGGTGTTTATAAACTACGTTAGTCCTTATCCTCGGTATTCTCAATTATTTCGATTTGAAAATTAGTAGGCATTCCATTAGCTCCCGTTATTTCTTGCCTCTCTACAAAGCCTCTGCCCTTGCCTTTAGTCTTTAAATAAAATATAGTAGCCGATGTATTTCCGTCTCCTATTTGTTTATGTAATTGACTCTCTGCAAAATCTAAAGCTATGTTTTGTACGTCCTCTACTTTCTTAGCAAACTCCTTGTCATCATTTAACCAGCCGTAAAAAGTAGTCCTACCTACTCCAACTGTACGACAAGCCGTTGTAACGATTCCTAAGTGTTTTTCTAAAGCTTCGAGTATTGCCTTTTTATGTTGTTCGGTTTTGTTCATTTTATATTCCTTTTATTGGTGCTTTTATTATAGGGTTTAAGTCAAAGTTCTTTTTTTTCTTACCTCTCTGTGTCTTGTCTATTTTTACTATTTTTGAACCCCACTTCTTTTGCATTAGTTTTATTTGATCCTTCTCTCTACTCATTGTCCTGTAATCGGCACAACCTCCTAAGTTGCCGTGGTCTTTCTTTACTAGACAAGCATAGTTAATTCTTAGTATTTTTCTGTATTCATTTAGATTCTGTAAGCAATAGTCGTAATCGTCTTTTAATGGTAGTCTTTCGTCAAACCTTAATTTGTTATTTAGAAACCCCATAAAAGAAGCTGATACCGTATTAGTCAAACTAAAAGGCGAGTACTCTCTATAACTACCTTTGTCCCCTAGAATGTTAACCCCCCATAGCTTAGCTCCGACCTCTTCGCACATATTAAAGCCTTGCTCTATCCATTCTGTAATGTTGTTTATTGTTTCTTGTTTCGGCTTACCTTCTTTTACGTTCCAACGCTTTATAGCCTCCAGATCATCGTCAACTATCAAACCCTTGTCCCCTATATAATTGTCAAGCATATAATTGCGAACTCTAGCGATGTTTCCTTTTATACTGTCCGGCATAACCTCTACGTTGTAGCCTAGTTTCTTATAGTCATCTGCTTCAAACTCGTGAACGCAATAAATTACGTCTTTTATTATCTTGTGAGTTTTAACTCCTTTAGCTCTCTTGTAACTTGGTGCGTATATGTTCATACTCCTTTAATTGGTATTTTAAATTCAAATCTTGTTTTGTTCCAGTTCATTATTTTTTCTCCCCACTTATTGTTCAACATAGTAGCGTAAACCCTCCTATCGTCATTTGTATAGCCTATTACGCTATCTTTACCTCCGTCTTGACCGTAGAACA